GTTAATTATAATAAAGCATAAGCATAAGCATAAGCATAAGCATAAGCATAAGCATAAGCATAAGCATATTATAATTAACGAACATATTTGCCTGCTTTAACAAAAGAGTCTAAAACATAAATAATAAATACTCCTAAAAACACATATAATATTAGTTCTTCTGTTATTAAATGATTTTGGTCATTTTTCTCTTCTTCTAAAAGATATAATATTTTGTCTAAACGTTTTATAAGATCATTATTAGAGCAGGAACTGTTCAATTGATTTGAATAATTTGGATTGTATAATTCTTTTGCTGTTGAATTATTATAATTATTGATAAATTGTTTATAGCTATCATTGTCTTTAGACATTTCTAATTTACTTTTATCAACTGCTTCATCGTCATCTAATAAAGGATTATAATGTGTATTAGTATTTAAAACTTGTTGTTGAATATTAGCATTTTGCATTGTTTGTTGAACAGGAACAAAATCTCCCATTTCATAATTATCATCATTATTAGAATTGTATAATTGTTGTAGCATTGCTTTATCTATTTTTTGACTATTTTTATTTTTATACGTTTGATTTTTTTTATAATTTACATTAGTATTGTTGCTATTGCCATTGTTGCTATTATTGTTGCTATTGCTATTATTGTTGCTATTGCCATTGTTGCTATTGCCATTGTTGCTATTGCTATTATTGTTGCTATTGCCATTGTTGCTATTGCCATTGTTGCTATTGCTATTATTGTTGTTATTATATTCATCATCTAATGTAGCAGCAGTAATTACTAAAGAACTCATACTAATAAAAAGAGAGAATAAATATTTATAAATCTACACTTTATTAATTAATTTTTATTTTTATATTTTTATATATATATGAAAAAAAAATATAATTTTTTTAATACATTTTCAAGTAAGTTTTTAAAACCGATTAATAACAGCAAATTGCTTGCTGGATTAGGACTTATTATTTTAAATTATTTTTCTAAATATGTAGTATTAAATTTTAGTAAATCACAAGAAGCCTTTATCAAAAATACAATTACTAGAGAGATTATAATCTTTTTAACAGTATTCACAGGAACAAGAGATTTATTACTTTCTTTATTTTTAACAGCAACTTTTATAATATTATCTGGAACTATTTTTAATGAAAATAGTCAATATTGTGTAATACCAGAAAAATATAAATATTTATATAATGAAGTTGATACAAATAAAGACGGAAAAGTCACAGATGAAGAAATTAAAAATGCACAAAATATTTTGTTTAAAGCACAAAACAATATTTAATAATATTGGAATATTATAATATATAATAATAAAAATGGCTCAACCTATAAAAGAAGAATATGGAAGTATGGAATTTTTAATTACTGATACTACACATATAACAAATCTTAAAAAAAAAATGAAAACTTTGATATTTACAACTGATCCAAATGATAGATTATATTCATTTGAGGAACAAAAACAAAAACAGCCTAAATATTATTTACCATTTTATATAAATATATTTAATATTGGCAAAACTAAATCTGTAAATGATATAATAAAAGTAGAATTAAAAGATTTATTTATTAAAGAGTTTATAGAGTTCATTACAATCACATTAAAACAAGAATTATCACCAAAAGCCTGTATTAATTTTATTAAGGATAAATCGTTAGTAACAAGATTTATAAGTGAATATAAAACAAAGCGTCCTCGTGAGTATGAACAGAATACTAGAGATGAAGACAACGAAAACAGATATAAAACATTTCTTGAAAATGTATATATATATCTTATTAAAATTATATTCACTCCTGCTGGCAGTTTTATATATCAAAAACCGTCAGTCACAGATATCGCGGCGGATAAGGTCGCAGACGATAAGAGAAAGCAAGAGAAGGATGAAAAAAAAAAAGCTGCTGTTGCTACTGCTAAAGCTATCAATCAAAATCCTAATGCTACCCCTGCCCAGAAGGCCGCTGCTGATGCCGAGGTTGTTGCTGCTGATGCTGATGAAGAGGCTGATGAAGCGGATTCTGCTAAGCCAATTGAGATATTTTCAGCAAATGATAATAGATATATAAATACTTTGATAAGAGATTTTTTAAAAGATGAAGCAACAAAATATTTTAGTATAGATACAGCTCAACATATTAAATTAGCAATAAAAGAAACAAAAAAAGAAAGAAGTTTAACTAAAACTATTTTAGATAGTACATTTGAAAAAGAAAAAACAAGACTTTTACAACAAAAACCATATGGTTATGTTAGCGAATTAGATTATAATATAATATTAAAAGATCAAGTTTTAATAGCATTAAATAATGAAACAAAAGCGTTCTATAGAAAAAGTGAATATAAAGTAAATACAGATTTAAACAACCTAGTACAAGCATTAGTAGAAACAGTAAAAAAGGAAATTGAAAAGCTAAATCTTCTTAAAAAAGAAAGTACAATTATTAAAAATGAGATTGATATACGCAAAGATATTATAAATCTGATTAAAAATGAACTACAAAGAGAAAAAAAAATAAATATTTTAATAAAATTAACCAATGATATAATTTCTGATGTAAGTATTACAAATAAACAATTTGTTGGCACTTCTACTGCTACACTGAGTGATGTTCTACTCTTTCAAAAAAAAATCAGAGAAGAAATTTCTAAATATGTAAAAAACTGTCAAACTCCTAAAGATATAGAAGATAACCTTAAAAAAGAATGCGATAATATATGTAATCAAGATAAGCCAGATTTAAAAAATAAACTATGGTGTAATATATGTGAAAATTATATTCAATGTGTATATGATCAAAAATATATAACGATTGCTAGTAAGGCTGCTAAAGCAGAGGAAGCTGCAGCGGAAGCTAAAGCGAAGGCAGAGGAAGCCAATACAGCTGCTGCTCAGGCGAATCCTAATTCTGCTGCGGGTAAAGCGGCGGCGGCTGCCATTAAAGCTGCAGAAGAAACTGCAAAAAATGCTGAGGAAGAAAAAAAAACTAAAAAGACATTTATAGAAGACGTTCAAAAGAAAACTGCAGAACAGGAAGAAAATAAAAAAAAATTATTTTATATTAATTTTAAGAAAGCTGCTGCTCCTGCTGCTGCTCCTGCTCCGGCGGATCCGGCCGCTGCTGCTGCTCCTGCTGCTGCTGCTCCTGCTCCTGCGCCTCCTGCTCGTGGCGGTGGTAGCGGGTTTCAATATAAAACAAAAACTATTTCAAAAAAACACTTACTTAAACCAAAGCGTAAAGAATCTTTTAAAATATTGAAATAATATTTAAATAGAAAGATTGGTGATATTTGTCATAAACTCTAATACTAAATCTTCTGGGATTTCATTAAAATCTACTAATTTTTTATTTCGTTTATAAATCTCTTCACACCCTTGTAACCGTAGTTGTTCTTCAAATAATGTTTTATCATTATAATATTTGACAATCGTTGAATGATTACATTTTTTAAAAACAGGACTAATATTATCGCTTTTATCTCCACTAATTATTTTATTAAATAAATCAAAATCAGGACTTCCAGAACAATGTTTGCTTGTAGTAATATCTTTATATTGAAGAGTCATTATTTTAACTTTTTCTGAAACTAATTGTAAATAATCCATATCACTTGCAATTATATAAATCATAATGTTATTATATTTATTTAACAAATGTTTGCAAATTAAAGCATTAATATCATCAGCTTCTAAATGGTTATGGTAAAATGTTGGAATGTTCATTTCTTTAATTATATTAATTCCAAGCTTAAAGAATGGCCCGCCTAGAAATTCGCTATTATATACACGAGTTTCTTTGTAATTATCATAAATATTATTTCTCCAAATATCATTTCGAGGACAATCTAAAGAAGCAATTATTTTAATATTATTATTATTATTTTTATTTTTATTATTTTTTATTTTTAGTTTTGTAGGCATTTCTTTAATTTTATTAATGCACGTTTTTGTAAATTTACTAACAAACTCTTCATTCTGAATTGGATTTCCTAGCGGAACTTCCGGCATTGCTAACTTCCACCAATTCACTAAAGCATAATACCGATAAAATATAAAATAACTAGTATCTAATAAAATATAAGTTGTTTCTTCACTCATCTAAGTAGTATTATTATACTAATTATAATAATTATTATAATAATTCAATTTTTAACTTTATATTGCTTAATATTGCTTAATATTGCTTAATATTGCTTAATTATAAATCTAAACTAATTGTGTTTTTTTGACTATTAGATTGTTTGCGGTTCGATTTTGGTTGCTTTTGACTGTTTAATTCTTTTAACTCAGAAATGCTGACAGTGCTTGGATCTCTTTCTTCTCTTTCTCTATAATCGGGAATAGCAACTGATTTGCTTTTTAATCCAGATAATAAATCATTAATATCGCGTGGTCCTTTCATTTCTTGTCTTCTAGGGGGTGCAGGAGTTTTAATATTATCAGATGAATCAAGCGAAGCAAATCTCTCTTCTATACTAATTCCATTTTGTTTTTTGGAAGACATTAAATCTGGTCTATTTTTTGGAATAGCATATCGGTCACTTTTTATAGTTTGTGTTTCAAGCGGGGGCGGAGGGGTTCCAATATTTGGATTTGGAATATTATTATTTCCAGGAATAAAATTATTCATAAAGTTTCCAAATCCCGGATTAGATTCGCCCATTGAGTTAACAGCTGCCTGTGAAAATTGTTTCATAAGTTCTGGATTTTGTTTCATTATATCATCAATACCAGGCAATGCGGACTTAAACATTGTATTTGTCATATGTACCATTATAGCGGAACCTCCTAATTGAAATAATAATTTTAATTCAGGAGCCATTTTGGCTTTTGATTTATATTTTTCGTGTAATTCAGAAAAAATTTCATCATAATCACTAATATTTTCATTTACTTGTTCACCCCAACCATCCATTTTAAGATCAAATGGGTCAAACTTATTATTTAAAAACTCAAGCCCAGTAACACAAGCCATTAACATTTTTCCTTGAAACTTAATACTGTTGCTTTTTTCTTTTTCAGAAATAATCATTTCATATTCACCTTGAAGTTCTTGTAGAGGGGAGTCCATTGTATATTTTTTTGTTAAAGTAGCTCCTTTTCTCTCTAAATCTTCTAACCTTCTTAAAAATTTAAATTTTTCTCTAACCAACTCTTCTTTCGTTAATTGTGGTTCATCTGCGTCATTTGGTATTGGATGTACTTTTCCATATCCATCCCACGTTTTTGTATTATTAATATTGCCAAATGTTTGTTTTCCTAAATTACTTTCCTCCGATACAGTTGGATCTTCCTTCTCTATTGTTTTATTAGTATCTTTAAAATTAACATTTATTGCTTTATTAAAAATATTATCTCTAGTATTTTCTACACTTTTTTCATTAATATTACTAGACAATTCATTTAATTCATTTTCAAGTTCGCTTAAGTCGCCTAATGTTTTATTAGAGCCTCCACGTTTTTTATCATTCATCAATAACTCTATCCCACCTCCAAAATTAATAGATGATTTAGCATTGATACCCGAATCATTTGTTAAAGATATTTCATTTTTATTATTTCCATCTAATTCAATAACTACCGGTTCTAAAGAAATCATTATAATTAAATTAGAACATATAATTTTAAGTATTACGAAATTATAATTAATTAATTATTTAATAAATATTTATTAAATAAATAAATAAATATTTAATAAATAATTAATTTTCTTTAAGAAACCATATTGCTTGCAATAATGAGTCAGCTAAGTCATCTTTTTTACTATGCGATTCAAAAAAATCAATATAGTTTGTATCAATATTTTTTTCAATAAGTATAGCTTTAGCAATTAATATACTTTGTTTTTTTCTCTCGCTATAACTTGTATTTTTTTCTATTAAATTTTTTAATTTATTAGATGCGGATACATACTTAATATTATAAAGTCCTTTCATTATAAAATATTGAGTTAACATTCCTTGAATACTATTCATTCTATT